TACCCTAAAGATAAAAAATCAGATAGAGGAGTTACAAAATGATTGATCAAGATATGTTAAAGTTCTGTGGGTGTTGTGATGTTTCTTTTTATCCAGAGAGCCTTAAATCTAATGGGAAGATTTTGATCTGTGATAATTGCGAGGATAGTTGTGAGACTGTTTGTGGGTAGTGTCAAAGGGTGAATAAAGGAGCTACAAAATGACAGCACAAGAAACACATATAGCAAAACTAGAACGAAAGGAAGTTTAATCATGAACGATAGATTCAAGTTTAGATACATATATCGTGTTGAGGACGATGAATTATTGGAGGAGAAATAATGAGTAAAAAATATAGTTGGGAGTGGGAATGTTTGAGTGATTGGACTGAGCGACTAGAAACGCCGAATGGATGGGTATTAAAGCAAGGAAACAGTTATGTTTGTTTCGTGCCAGACCCTAAAAAAGAATGGGTGTTAGATGACACTGATTAAAGCAGAGTGTGAATCTTGTAGAGAGTGGGTTCCTGAAACAGAGCTGGTTATTATTGGCCGTGACGGAATGTTTATATGTGAAGTTTGTTATCAAGGGTTACATTTCACTTTGATTAAGGCTCTCACACACCTTCTCCAAAGCCTCGTCAAATGAATGAGATGGATTTTATCGTTGATTGTATAGGGTGTGACTCTTTTAGAGTCTCGGCCTCTGATTCTGATCACGATGGATCTAGATTATTTTATATTTGTGAATGTTGTGAAAATAGTCTTATAAAAGAAATCTGTTAGATGGGAGTATTAAATTTATGGAAACTATAATTAATTTTTTTGGAAGTATCTCACCCTCTTGGTGGTCGATTATTGGCGGTGTTGGAGGGGTGTTGATATATCGTCTATATCTGTTGGTTAAGTCATTATATAATCCAGTTGAGTATTTAGCTGATCTTTATTCTTTGGCGGATAGATTAGTTCTCGAACTCGATAATCGGTTTATTGATAGGTTCCTCACTAAAGACGCAAAGGAAATTGTTCAAAGAGATATTATAAGCGTTCTTACCTCAAGAAAGGCATCTATTGATAATTTGATTGATAAGATTGTTGATTAGATCATGATATTCGACCTTTCGATATTTTAATGCTTAAATGGAGATATGCCTATCTCGGAGTTTTTCAGAAAAGAAAAATCTCTAAGGATTAAGTTGATGTTATCTTCATTTGTCAGGAGAGTAATTAGTATTGTCTTTAAAAAAAAATAAAGGTTCCTTTTGCGATTGCCAGTCACCAAGACTTAAATCTATACTCGTGATTGAGTATAAGGGGCACATTGCCAATAAAGTTTGTCGTCGATGTAATAAATTAAGTCTATCTATAAGAAGAAAGAAGATACCTCTACCTAGTGATTTATAATGAAGATTTTATCAGAAGAAAAGAGATTAAAATTAAATAATAAAGAATGGCGACTTAACCATTTATACAAGATTATCGATAAGACGGGAAACCTTGTTAGATTTAAATTAAATTATGAGCAAGCTTCTCTTTTTCGACGTTACACCAATACAGACCGTGAGTTTGGATTACGTGAATATATACTTAAAGACCGTCAGATTGGGATAACTACATTTCATGTTTTGTATTATCTAGATGAGGTTATTTTTAATCGTAACCGAACAGCAGCGATAATAGCCCACGAAAGGGAGGCTCTAGAGAAAATCTTTAGAAAGGCCAAGATTGCTCTAGAAAATCTTCCCGTTTACTTGACCCCTAGAACAACTATAGAAAATAAAAGGGAGTTAACCTTTTCTGATTTAAACAGCTCTATTTATATCGCTCTAAAGGTTAGATCAGGCACAATAAACCATCTACATGTATCTGAAATGGCATATATAAAAGAATACTTAGAATTGAAAGCTGGTTCATTTTCTACTGTTCCAGTTAAAGGTGATATTACTTGTGAATCGACAGGGAATGGACTCAATGGTTTTTATCGGGATTGGAATGATGGTAAAACTTCTAAGTTATGGCGTAACCATTTCTTTAGTTGGACGGATCATATCGATTATTCTTCAGGTGTTAATTCTGGGAATAATTCTTATGATGACTATTTGGGTGATATTTCAGTTGGTCAAAAAAATTGGTGGTATCTAAAGTTAGAAGAACTTGGAAATGATATTAGTTTGATGAAACAGGAGTACCCATTAAATGAAACAGACGCCTTTATCCATTCTGGAAGAGGTCTATTTATTGACGAAATAGATTCTTTCCCAATATCAAGCATTTTAAGGGATGAAGAATGGATAAATATTTTTAAAGAGCCAGAAAATGACGGGGAGTATTGCATTGGGGCTGATACCTCTATCGGCTATAAAAATGGTGATGCATCTTGCTTTTATGTGATGGACAATAGGACTTGGGAGATAATGGCCGTATGGCACGGTCGTATCGCACCTGATTTGTATGGAAAGGAAATTATTAAGTGGTCTGAATATTACAATATGGCGTTTGTTGGTATAGAAGAAAATAACTCAGGGGTTGCGGTTATTAATATTGTGAAAGAATCATATAGTAATCTTTACCAACGTGAGCGACGAGATACCGTCACAGAAGAAGTTACATCTCAACTCGGATGGTATACTACTCAAAAATCAAAGGATGAAATTATTTCAGTTATTAAACAAACTTTAAGGGAAAAGATCGTTGGTTCTCTTCCTATACAGCTTAAATCTGAATTAGAAACATTTGTTATAAAAGAAAACGGTAAAAAAGAGGCTATATCTGGCCATTATGATGATCACGTTATGGCATTTGGTATATGCCTTATGATGATAAAATCTAATCCGTACTATGAAATAAAAAACAAGAAGTCTACATATATGGGGAGGGAGACTTCTTATGGTAAAATTGGTGGATAAGGTAGGTGTATGATATGTCAGAAATTGGTAGAATAAAGAGTTACAACACTGTAAAGGGGTATGGTTATATTTTGAGAGATGGCAAGCCTGATTTATTCTTTCACGTTGAAAGTCTTAAAGATAAATATTATTTGCCGTTAAGGGATGTTGAGTTTTCGGTTCATAAAGGTGAACGGGGTGAAATGGCAATAGATATTATGGAAAGCTCAGTGTAACGCCATGATGTTTTCTATATTTCTTTAAATGTTCTATAATAAATTTAGGTTTGGTGACGAAACGTATTTCGGTACCAAATAAAAACTTCTTTAAGGGAGGCTATTATGCCAAAAGAAATTAAAATTATTGAGTTTAGAGGCGTAGGTGGTTTACAAGGTAGACAAGAAGCAAAAGAGCAGGCAATTTATGAAAACCTGAAAATTTTGTTTGATGCTGTAAATGAAATTAATCACCCTCGTATAAAACCTGTTGGTCGTCCTAAAATACAAGCAGAAGATACCTAAAAGGAGGAAAAAATGGCTAATGTAGATAAAGGTACTGGAAAATCAATGGGGAGGTCTTTTATGGGGTCAGGAAATTCATCTCCTACTCAATTTAATACTCCATCCTCTTTTGATGGTAGAAGTGGATCGACTGTCAATTTAGGTCCAGTTGTTGGAGGAGGCTTAGGCGTATCTAATAACTTGGCTGGTAAAGCTGTTAAGGGGATGCCCCCTATTCCAAAAGGTGCTATTCTCGGCTAATAAATGAAAATTACGAGGATTCCACCAAGTGATAGTGTTATCTTTAAAGATAAATTAGGTAAGGGTGATATCTCTTTGCGTGATTGTTCTTTAAAGTGTTCCTTTATAGATAGCCCTTCTTCTCTTATTGATTTTGGTTTAGAGGCTTATAATAAGCATAAAGGTAGCGACAACCTGTTCTTTGTATATTCAGGGGAAGGCTCCTCAACGGGTTATATATCGTATGTCAAATCTATAGATTTTATTTCTGTTAATGATATTTATATTGTATGTGATATTGATTCTGAACTTGAGGGGGTGTTTGAGTCGCTTATTGGAAGTGTATTTAATATATGTAAAGACTTAAATAAAAAAATGATTATAGATATTGACGATGACAAGTATCTATCCTATTTCTTACGTTTAAACGAATTGTACAAAAAACATAATCTTGAGGATAACTACTGGTGGATAATAGAGTAGAGCTACCTGAAACAGGAAAACCTTCTCAAGGAAAGGTTCTTACACCATTCGAAGTTACCAATGAGGTTATAGATAAAGCTAGGGATTTGGTTATTAGTAGCTTGGATCTATTCAAGTCCCAAAGGGAAGGTTGGCGAGTAAAAAATATTATGCGAGATAGGGCTTATAGGGCTATCTTGGAACCTCCAAAATCGTCTGTTAATTCTCAGCAGGTCACTGATACAGTTGGTAGAGCTTATGTTGGGATTGATGATAAGGCATCACCTATTATCAATGATAATTGCGAGGCTATTAAGGCAAGATTAAAAGAATCTATATTACCTCTCAACAAAGATTTTGTTTCAGTAGAAAGTGAATCAATTGATCCACGATTACTAGAAATTAGAAAAGATGAATTAAATAAGCAACTTAGTTTAAATGATATTGAGGAAAAAATGGATGTTGTTGCACATAATGCTGTCGTATTTGGGACATATTACATTTCTGTTCCTCTTGTAAACTCGGAGTCATCTGTTTTAACACGACAATTATTGACTAAAGATAGACTCGTTTTAGATGATAAGGATAATCCTATTATGGATTCCAACGGTGAACCAATAACACAGAAAATTCAGGAATTAGGAATTGTTAATGAGATAGATAAGAAATATTTTGGTCCAGGCTATGACCCTATAAAAGATGTTGAGGATGTCTACCTTGATATGTTTATTGAGGATATTCAGTCTCAGCCAATAGTAATAAGAAAGTATCTTGTCGGGTGGGAGCACTTGATGCAAGGTGTCCAGGCTGGAATATATTTTGATGATACCGTTTCTAAGATAAAAGATAAATTTGTCAGTGCGAACAATTCTTCTGCACGATCAGAAAGAATACTGTCAACTGTAAATAATTCTCAATTCAATAATTCGTCTACTTCTGAGGCTTCACCAAGAGAGTATAAAATGTATCAGGCTTATTGTGATTTTTCTCTTACGGAAAAAGATGCGTCTGGTCAAGATTTTACACGTGTTTATAAAATGGTTATTTCTGTTATTGACAATGAAGTCATTCAATTAATGCCTAATCCCTATTTTCATCAGATGATACCTATATTAAAAGGCTGTTATCGTGGCTTACCAGGCGAGGCTTATGGAATGAGTTCAATTGACACTGTCTTAGATATGTACCACGAATATAATGACACTATGAACCAAATAAATGACTCTAAAATTTTATCTTTGAACCCTATAAAAATTGTTTCTGCTAGATCCCAAACAGATAAAAGAGATCTATCTATTTTTCCAGGCGCTGAATGGATTGAGAAACAACCTGGTGATATTCGTTTTGCTCAGTTCGATTTTTCAACTGTAGCCAATGGAATGAACTATTTGGAACTACTAGAACTCAAGATAAATAAAGGTATGGGTGTCCAGAGACTTATGCAAGGTATGGGTGATCAAACAGATCTTGATCATACGGCTACAGGGGTATCTAAAGTGATTGAACAAGCCGACAAGAAATTTCGTATGATAGCAAAAAGAATTGAGAATGTTTCGATAAGAGGCTGGGCGGAAATGGCCTATAAGGTAAATGTACAGTTTAATCCTTTTCCCTTACCTAATATTGAAGTTTTTAGTAACATTAACTCTGAGGTAAATTTTCTTGTTAAAGGAGTTGATAACTTTTTTGACAATTTAGAGGCCACAAATAGATTAATCTCTTTTGTTCAACAAGGGGCATCTATTCCAGGGTTTAATTTATTAGGGTTTATGTTACAAATAGCAAAGAACCTAAATATCAGTTTAGACCCATCTTTCGGTCCGATGTTTAATCCTCCACCTCCTGTTACTGAGGAACAAAAACCATTGGGGGTCTCGGTAACAATGCCTGTTGATATGACTAAAGGAACGTTACCAGCTATGGCGGCTGCGCAAATTCTAGCAAAAAAGGGGATACAGTTAGATTTAGACGCTATAGGAGAAGCAGGTGCATTAATTACAGAAACTACACCAGATCAGATTAAAGAAGAGTCGGGAATACTTCCACAAGAAAAGAAACGATCTTTACATAGGATAAAAACCTCAAATGGTGGAGACCAGGAGACTGTTACTGACGTTGGGTTCAGCTAATGATTAACCAGGATGTTGTTTCTAATTTAAAGAGTATAGTCAATCATCTTAAATCTACAGATGGGTATAAATACTTTAATCTTTATTTTAGTGAAAAAAGAAAAGAATTGTTAGAGGAATTGTTAAAGGAGTCTGGGTCTTTGACGATTGAATCTTTGATAGAAGGTAACTCAAAAATGAGTGTATATGAGGAACTTATAAATCTGGATTCAATGTTAAATGTCGACACGGCTGACATGAAGTCATCTTGAATGTTTTTTGACATCTATTAATTTACAGGTATATTATTAGTATATATCGTGGCGATCACGTAAAAATCGTTAATCCGTCCAAAAGACGTTAAAAGGAGTAGTTTATGACAGGTAATGATGTTGATAGTATGGGTGGAACAACTGTTATTGAGGATGTAAATCAGCCTACTGATGAAAGTCAGTCGGATTCGCAATCATCAAGCGAAAGTAGCAAAGTTCCTGAAAATGTGCCTTATGATAGGTTTTCTGAGGTTAATTCTGAAAAGAATGTTCTAAAGAAAAAATATGATGAGCAAGTGGCTTTAAATAACCAACTCTCACAGAACGTGAACCAGTATTTAGAGTCTCATAAATCCCCTGATGTCACCACACCCCAAATAGAGAGTATCGACGATGTTGTTTCATATATTAATAAGGAAATCGACAGTAAGGTAAAACCTATTGAACAAAAACGATTGCAAGAAACTTATGTGAACAACGTCAATAATTATTTTTCTGGAGATAAACAGGCATCAGAAATAAGAGATCAAATCGATCAATATTATAATAATTTGCCTAGTTATCGACAAGAAAGTATCTATGATGCTGTATCTAGAGGTGACGTATCTGTGCTAGACGAATTAAAAGCAACCGTATCAATGAAACATAATAGTAACTTGAAAAGTATGGCGGATGAGGCTGTTGTCACTGAATCAACTAGAACTATTGCCCCAAATACAAATAAGGTCATAAGAGATTCCAAACCTGGTTTGTCTGATCTTATTTCAAAGGGTAAGAAAGAAGGAAATTTCGGAAATTTCTTTACCCAGTTTGTTCAAGACAGTGGACTAGCATAGCTATACTTTCTTTGTAATGAAAGGAATAATAAAATGCCTACAGGTTTATTTAGTACAGATGGTGTAATCGGGAATAGGGCAGACCTTACCGAGGTTTTGACAAATATTAGCCCTACTGAGACTCCGTTTCTCTCTTCTATTGGTAGAACTAGGGCTAGTGGTGTATTTCACGAATGGCAAACAGACTCATTAGCTGCTGCTGCTGCAAATGCTGCTGCTGAGGGTGCAAGTGCTGCCCCTGCTTCTGGTGGGACCTCTACCCGTATCGGGAATAGAACTCAGATTTTTACAAGTGAGTTAGAGGTTTCTAATACTCAGATGGCGGTTTCTGTAGCTGGTAGAGCATCAGAGTGGGAATACCAAATGAAGAAAAGGATGAAGGAACTAGCTCGAGATATCGAATTTCAGTTAGTTAATTCTTCTGCTCAAGCTGCTGGTGATACTACGGCTGATACTGCTAGACAGTTAGAAGGATGGGGAATGGCTGCGATTACAAACGCAACTGCTGGATTTCTTTCTTCTAATGTTGTACCAGCATTAACAACTGCTTCAGATACTGGAACAAGAAAGAACCTTACCGAAACTCTATTCAACAATATATTACAAACTTGTTGGAACTCTGGTGGAAATCCTGATGCCGTCCACGTAAATGGATATAACAAGCGTGTTATATCATCTTTTTCTGCTAATTCAACAAGGACTTCATCAGTTGACTTTGGTGATACTCGTTTGCAAGCTGCGGTTGATGTCTATCAGTCCGACTTTGGTATAGTGAAAATATTGTTAAACCGATATGTTGCAGCTACTAATGTTGCTGTAATCGAGTCTCAATATTGGAGAATTGCTGAATTGCGACCATTGGCGTTTAGTCGATTAGCTAAAGATGGAGATAGAGAGCTTGGACAATTCGTTACTGAGTTAACACTTCAAGCTATGGCACCTACATCGAGTGGTAAAATAATCGGTGTCGCTTCAGCAGAAGGAGCTACTACATAAAACTTCAATAATGTGATATTCTTTTTGCGTTTGTTGTTTTTGTTAGTAATGAGGCAGGGAGGTCCCCTTCCCTGTCTCTTTTCCTTTTATTGTATAATATGTTATATTATTGACTAATGGCAATTAATATAAAAGGTATAGATTCGAATAAGATATATGGGGATGTTCTTCCCGAATATATACCGCCTTCTTTAGAAAAAGATCTTGCAATAGAAAGAGAAATTAATTCTGAATCAAATGGATATACTCCTGATAAGTCTTTACGAAAAATAGCATCTGTTGATCCATCAGCTATGTATAATTATGCTATGTTAAAAGGTATTCCATCTTCAAAACACGGTGAATATTGGGATGCCGACAATAAAAAGAACTTAATTAGATTTATAGAAGAATTTCCTGTATTTAAGGTTGTAGATAAACCTTTATGAAGCGTATTTTATTATTTAGGGATATCGTTATCTTCTCCTTAGTTTTTATGGTTTTTAGCTCTATATTTTCTTTTTTAGCTTTTTCTTCACTTGTTTACGGAAGATATCTTCTCTCATTGATCTTATGAAAATATGTGCTATACCAGCAGGAACGGGAGGCGTTTCCTTTTATAGGATTAAGCAGCCTTTTAGAAAGTTGCAAGAAGATGGTCATGATATATTTATATTTAATTCAGATGAGCACGATGGAAATAGGTTACATCAGCAACAGGCTTATGCTGACATAATAATATATCAATGTCCTTGGTCTGAGGGGATGCTCCAATCAGCAAAACTTATAAAAAAGGGTAATGCATTTGGTAGTAAGATGAAAATTGTTGTTGAACTAGATGATAATCTTTTTAATGTTGACCCCTGGAATGAAAAATATAATATGTTTGGTGTAGAGGAAAAGAAGATAACTGTATCTAAAAATGATAAGGAAACTCAAGAAAACTTTATTAAGAATGCTAAGAACGAGTCTTGGTGTCGTAGTAGGAAAAATAAAGATGGTTCAATGGACTTTGATATGTGGCGGGACGGGCATTGCAACTTCAACATAAAAGAGAATATGGCGAAATATAAGGCAACAAGCGAACTTTTGAATATAGTAGATTTGATAACAGTTACTACATCTGAATTAGGTAAACAGATAAGAAAGATAGCACCTTCTACTAATATTGCTGTTTTGCCTAATTATGTTGATTTTGATAGATGGCTACCAATGGAGGATAATGATACTAATGAAATCCGTATAGGGTGGCAAGGTGGTTCAGCTCATTTTGATGATATGAGACTAATTATAAAGGATCTGGAAAAGATACATAAGAAATATAACTCAGGGAAGAATAAGAAGGTTAGGTTTTGTTTTATGGGAATACAATATACCTCGTTATTTGAGTTGTTCGGTGATCAGGTTGATTATTATCCCTGGCACGGGGATATCGAAACTTATCCATTATTAGTAAGAGAAATGAAATTAGATATTGCTTTAGCCCCATTAAAAGATACAGTCTTCAATAGGGGTAAAAGCCCTCTTAAATGGTGTGAATATTCTGCTATGAAAGTGCCTACTATTGCTTCTGAGATTGTTTATTCTTCATATATTGATCATGGAAAAACTGGAATAATCGCTAAGAAAGGCGAATGGTATGACTGCATAGATGATCTTATCCAAAATAAAGATAAAAGGGCTTTAATCTCAGAAAAAGCATATAATCGAGTGAAGTTTAAATACTCTGAAAGCAACCGTCTATTATGGCTAAATGCTATGAACCAGCTTATGAAATAGTCTCCTAGGGAATAAACATTGCCTTTATGGTATTATTTTAATATGCCAGATACCTATTGATAATAGAGAAGTAAACGCAGATGCGGATACAAATAACTCAGGTATTTCTGCAGGGTTTACAATTTTATTAGTAGATTCATAAAAGGAGCTTTAAATGAGCAAATCATTATTTATAGAAATGTGGGCAGGGCTTAGAGATTTAATGGGAGATAATAATACTCCTGGTGATATCAATGATGCAAAAAGGTTTATAAATTGGACAATACGAGATTTATCACAACAATATGATTGGGAGTTTTTAAGGGGTACTAAATCACTGACTGCTACTGGAGGTTCAGGGGTATATGATTTGTCTGATATAGCTCAAATAAGTGCTACAGCAGAAACAATCTATGTTCAAACTGATGCCTCTGCTGATGATGGTTCTATCGTCACTATTTTTGGTAAGCAAATCGCTGCGTCATCAACATTAAACATTTCTTCTGATCCTGTTACGATTGTTGCTACTGCTACGGCATCAGGTTCCATAGTGTATTCTCATATTGATTCTATTAGGAAGGCTGCATCAACTGGATCAATAACAGTCACAACATCAGCAGGTGGGGTTATATCCACATTGGCAGCAAGTGAGACTTATAAAAGTAACGATATTAGAAAAATAAACTATATTACAGATGATTCTAACCAAAAAAGGGTCCACCCTTATGATGATTCTACTTATGAACTAGGTAACCCAAATGGATCAAGTCTAGGTAATTTTTCTGCGTATGACTTAGATCATGAGAGTATGTTGAAACTATTTAATGTAGATGCAAATACAGTTTTATCGATTATCTATCAGCGTGTTCCTAGATGGCTAATTAAAGATCAAGATAGATCGGAATATCCAGAGTCCTTTATTTCTAAGATAGTGAATGCCTCATATGAAGGGTATGGACTTCGGTATAGAGATCAACAGGACGCTACCCTTGGTAAGCAGAGATATTTAGGCTTATTGCGAGATATTGTGTCAGACTGGTTAGTTGGAAAAGATCAACCAGTTAATCGTATTATGCCTGCTTGGATTAAGAGGAAATTGTAAATGGCATCAACCTTATTTACTATAAGGTGGTTTCCCTCTAAAGGTGTAAATAACTCCCAACCTAAACATCGCCTTGGGTTTGATATTGCCTCAGATGGACAAGACTTTGTTGTTGAAGAAAATACAATTGTAAAAAAAAGGGATGGGTATACAACTGTAAATGCCACTGCTGTTAGTGCTTCCCCAACAATTACATCATTATTCTCTTTGAGATTATCTAGTGGAACTGTTCATGAAATCATTGGTACTTCCAATGGTGGAATATGGGAGGATGAGTCAGGAACAGTAACAGCCTCCATATTTTCAGGGTTATCTACTTCACGTGCTGCTGAATACACTCAATTTTTAGATAAAATTATCATTGCAGATGGAACAAACGTATTAAATACATGGGATGGATCTAGTACTGCTAATATTAGTGCTGCTGCGACAGGTGCAAAGTTTGTAGAGACTCATTTGAATAAACTTTTTATTGCTGGTATTAGTTCTGCAACTGACAGACTAGATTATTCTGCTACGGGAGATATTGATACCTGGAGTGGTTCAGGAACCGATAAAATACAAGTAGAACAGAATGATGGACAGGATATAACTGGTATCAAATCATTCTCAAGAAATTCTTTAGTAATTTTTAAAGATAGGTCTACTCATAAATTAATTGGATATGATAAACCGTCTTTTAATCTTGTTTCAATTGACAAGAATATAGGTTGTATTAGTAGTCGAACAATACAGAACTTTAACTCTATTTCTGGTGGTGGTTTGCTTATATGGGCATATATTGATGGTATATATATGTATGATGGGGCAAACATTGAGAAAATATCAAGCTATGTTCAAGATACTTGGGATAATGTAAATAAGACAAGATATGATTTTATGGACTCAACTATTGATATTGAAAAAGGTAGATATCTTATCTCCTTCTCAACAGGATCAAGTGTTACTAATGACTCTATGTTTGCGATTGATTTATTACATCCTTGGCGAGATGATAACGGCCTTCATTTTCCAATATTTCCTTGGACTGTAAATGCTCAGTCTTTACATACTGAAATTGTATCATCCACAAACTCACAGAGGATCGTATTTGGTGCATCAGCAGATGGAACTAAAAATAGATTTGGTGTGTTGTTCTCTGATTCTGGCTCTGCTATAGATTCTTATGTGGTTTCTCCTCTGTTTGGTTCAGAAGATGGCCTAAAAAATAGTAATTCATTGAAACAAGTTACAACTGCTTGGGTTTCAACTGCTGGGGAAATAGATGTAGATACAGAAATAAAAGATGGTGTAGATTGGGTTACGCAAGACACAATTACTAGTGCTGGTCAGTCTGCTGCGATAGGCGTTGATTTTACAATAGGAATTAGCCCAATAGGTTTACCAGAATCCACCTTCACATACACTAGCAATACTAAGGCTAGATCAAGGCGTATAATGTTAAGGCTACGACAAAATAGCTCGTCAAGGTTCTATAATTTAGAGTCTCCTATTGAGTTACATCTATCAAAATCTGGTAAAGAATCTTGAAAGCTAATCAATTAAATGATTTTGATAGTCCATTAATCCAAACTGAATTTGAGAATATATATAATATATTAAATAAGATCGGTTTAGCTGATTCTACAAGGGACACGACTGGTCAAAGAGCCGAAAATGTAGACATGTATTTGGTTGATGTTACAGCTAGCTCTGTTGCCAGTGATGATAACTCTGTTTCACACAATCTCTTAAAAACCCCTTTATTTTATAGTATATTAACTCAATCTGGATCAGGTGATTTTTATGAAGGGTCTGGTACAAATTCGGAATCATTATTTTTTATTAAATGTACTACCGAGAATACAAGGTTTACAATAGGATTATGGTAAGGAGGATTAAATGGCAATAACAAGAACGAGTTTTAGTTTAGGAGATATTCCCTCAACAGCAGAATGGAACACACAATTTGATACAGCGTACAACCAAATAAATGCTTGGATTGATGGAACTGATGCAATAAAAGCTACTCAATTAGATGTTAATACAATTGTTACATTAGCTACAAATGGAGACTTAACTATTACGCCAGACGGAACAGGTCAGATCGTTTTTTCAAATGAGGTACAATTTGATACTGCTTCTGGGTTAACTGCTGGTACTACCCAAACTCAAGCAGGTGGTCTAGCTCTAACGGCAGATATTAATGAGGTTTCTACTGTTGCTAATTCTGGGGATACTGTAGTTTTGCCTCCTGCTGTTGCAGGAAAAAGATGCACCACCATTAATAATGGTGCAAATTTAATGAGAATTTATCCAGCTTCTGGTGATAATTTAGGTAATGGGGTTGATACATATGGAGAGCTAGGTGATGGGGATATGGTTACTCTTGTTTGTTACGATGCTACCAATTGGGTTATTGAGGATGGGTCAATAACAAGAGCTATATCGATGGGTGATTGGAATATGGATTCTACCGCAGCTATAACAACTTCACACGGACTTACAAACTCTAAAATATCTTCTATTAATGGCTATGTCATTTCAGATGATTCAGTGACTAAATACCCTTCTGGTGCAGCGGATGCATCAATGGCTAATGGATGGTTTGTGGTCTCTAGCAATGCCACGGTAATTACTACACAAAGGGTTACTGGTGGAATATTTGATAATTCCGCTTTTGATGCAACTAGTTTTAGTAGAGGAAAACTTCTATTAAATTATGTCCTATAAAAAACAGAAAGGAATTGAAAAATGAAAGAATTTAAATATGCGCCGACTAAAATGATAAAAGCTTATAATGACTCCACTAAAAGTGGCTCTAAAATATCGAAGTCTGAGGATATTGATATTATTTCGTTATCTTTACCTAAGTATAACCCTTTAAATGGAAAAAAAGATGGTTCAGTGAAATTTGAAATGTCTATAGCTTCTTTAAAGTCGGTTAGAGATAGATTTAAGTCTGACTTAGGATTGATAGACAGTTTTCTTGAAGAAATAAGCCTATTATAGGTGTATATGGACCAGGGAATTTTTAGTAAGATAAAGGAGTCATTAAGACCCAATATAATATTATGTGAAGGTAAAGACTGGACTGATGACCAGTATTATGACTATTTCCTGAAGGAATATGCTAGCCCTGAAATTATAAGGTGCGGTGACTCTTTTTTCTATTATAAACAAGATCATAGATATATATGGATTCAGGATTTTTGTAGTGAAAGTTTTAGGGAAGCATATATATTATTAGATAAAATAATTGACATGAAAAAAAGAGTGGTTTGCCAAGTAGCAATAACAAATATTAGAATATTAAATATTATTATCCGTAAGGGATTTCGTATTAAAGATTTAAAAGGTTATAATTATATATTAGAGAGGTGAGTTTATGGGTGGTCAATCAACATCTGAATCAAGGACGGAAGCTTTTGATCCAGAAGCATTAAAAAATATTATACAAGGGTTACAATCTTTTTCTGGTGGATTAGGTCAACAACCCTCATTATCTGCTGGTTTTCAGCAATTAGCACAAGGTGGTCTTACAGGCGGAGAACAGGCAAGTATTGATCAACAATTAGAAGCTATAAAAGCAGGTGCGACAGGTGCGGAACAGGATATACAGCAAAGTTTACGTTCTCAAGCAACTGCAAAAGGATTTGGTGGATCAAGTTTCTCAAGGGGAGAGTTAGCACAAGAAGCTGCACAACTAGCAAATATCCCCTTGTTCCAAGCTCAGCAAAGGGCAAATGTCTTTGGACAACAAGGTCAACTTCAAAGACAAGGTCTATTAGCTGGACAACAAGCTATATCACAGCAAGAATCACAGCGTCAAAACCTTTTAGGTCTACAGTTACAAGCATTGCGTGGGGCTGGTGGATTAGCAGGTATCGGTCAATCAGAATCTCGAACTAGCGGATTCCAGTTCGGCGGTCTCGGCGGGTCAGGAAACAAAAAAGCATAGCTATGTTAGGACAGCCGATACCTCCCGTTTTTACACAGAAACAAGGTTCTGTGTCAGAGCCCCCAAAGGACTTGTTAGGTCAAATCGGTGGTTTGTTGGGAGGAGCTGTGGAAGGAATTGGTGGTGCAGCTAAGGAAATCGGAAGGCTCCCTCAAGAAAACCCTGAACTGTTTGGTCTTCTTGCTGGTGCATTACTTGGTGCTCCAACAGGGTTTGGGGCAATTGGTGCTGCTGGGGGTCTTTTAAGTGGAGCACAACAACGAAGTGCTGCTGAAGCTAGTCAGATTAGGCAACGACAAGCAATTCTCTCAGCACGACAAGCTCGTAAAGAAAAATTGGAGTCTCAGTTTAGGACTGATTTAAGAACAGAGCAAAGAGAATTTAAAGATCGTGCTATTTCTATAAAAGGTATTGAAGATTCTTTGTCTAGAGGGACGGGTATTGGAGATGTTGCTGCGGTAACATCTTTTCAAAAACTTATTGATCCAAGTGGTCGGGTTTCTGATCAGGATTTTGAGAATGCAATGCACTCAGCAGGATTTATCAATGAAACGGCAACTAAAATAAAAGGTGTTTGGACAGGGGTAAAACTAGATGGGAAAGCTAGGCAGAATATGTTAGAGGCATCCGTTGGACAATTTAAAGTTGCAGAGAATGTTTTTGACCAAACAATTAAACGATCTTCTGAGATAGCAAATGTAGAAGGTCTTGA